CTTTAACTGCCTTGACTGCGATACCAGCCAAAATGACAAGGATGCTGATTGCTCCGTTTGTGATGATTTCAGTAATTTGTTGCATGTGCATTTTCCTCCGCAATATCTAAATTTAAGTATTTTTTGAACAAGGCATCGATGCGCCCGTTGCCACCAAGTTTCTTATAGCTAGAATGCATCTTATGGATAATGTCAGACTCATGAACCGTGGTATATCCACGCTTCAGAGCGACCGTGATATCACGTTCTAACCTCAGATACATTGTGGCCAGATGAGCTTCGTCGTGGACTGCTAACTTGTTATTGATTTCAGTGATATTTTGCTTGTTTTCCTCACCAATAGCATGAATTGTGTTCAGTTCGCCTTTCAGCTCCTTGAATTGTTCCTTGTTGAGGTTTCCTGCTTTACTAGCTCTCATCCCAAACCAACCAGTAGCGACAACTCCAATTGTAGGAGCTAACTGAGTGATCGCATGTACCATCTTCTCGATTAAATCAACCCATGTCATAACCTCCCCCTATCTAATCAATACGAGGCATAACTACGGTCAAGACACCTTGCTGGAGCATTTCAGCAAGTGACTGCTCTTTGTAAGTATAGCCCTCAGTAGCTTGCATTTGAAACTTAAAGATAGTTTGCGTACCCTTTGGCCATTTTGCATTAGTATCAAATGGATAAGCACCTGAGATGATGTCTCCGTTATTATAACGTTTATCCTTAGCAAGTGGCTTGATGAAATTGGCTACCTTTCCATAGGCATGAGTAGCCATACCACCATTTTGTGAAACAGCAAGAGCAATTAATACCTCGGTAATAGCTGAAACAGTATCAAGATTTTCTTTTGTTTCTGTGACTGCTTGCTCAGCTTGAGCCGCTGCCTCTTTGTTTTTTTGCAACTCTTGAGCTACTTTGCTGAATTTTTCGTTTTCTGCTCTGTTCGGGAAATTCTCCTCATAAAGCGACTCAAGAGCAAGCTCAAAGAGCTCTGTGTTTGATAAGCTGATTTTATCAGCTGGCAATAAGATTGGAACATTTGCCCCATTTGCATTGACTAAAGTGACCTTAGTGGCTGATACTGCACCACTTCCATCATATTCTAAAGATTTTGAACCGTATTCTAGTTTCATATATTTTCCTTTCGTTTTTTAAGTTATGGGTAAGGGTCATTTGTAATATAAGTGACTGTACCCGTCCAATATTTATTACCCTGTGAATTACTTGTCAGACGGATTTTCCCATCTGTTGCAAGGTGCAAGATAGCTGCGCCTGTTGAAATTAAGCCAGCAAATCCTTGTAAAACAAAATCGACCTCTTGAGCTGGTCTAAATCCTGCAGGTATTGTTTCTTTGACTTCTCGATAATCTGAAACCGTGTTGATATTTGTGATTTTTCTTTCAGTTGAAATTGTGACAAGATTGCCATTTCTTGTTACATTGCCGTTGATAAACCAGCCTAGCTCAATCTTTCTTGTAGCAATTTTCTGCAAGTCATCTTTTGTAGCAATCTCTTTCCATTGTGACGGTTTCCACTCAGTATTGTTGTTATAAGTCCTAAAGAAAAACCTATTTGATGTTACCCCTGTGAAAAATTGCACGCCTTTCCAACTGTCAAGCCAATAGTTTTGAAATAGTCCCCAATCGTTACCAGTAGGGTTATCTGCGTACTTGCCACTTCTCCAACCAAACTCTGTCCCTTGCTTGTCCCAAACGTCATCCCACTGAGCACTACCTCTAGAAAGTCCTCCGTTATAATCGGTTAATTGATACTGCTGAATAGGCTTGTCATTGGCAAAGATGTCTCCTTTAACGTCAAGGGCTCCACGCTCACGGATTTTGTTGACACCTACGCCTGAACGGTCATAAGAAAAAACCACGCTTTCAGTGGCCACGTTGACCATAAACTCAGTACGAGTGAATTTATCCTCAAGAATGCCGATGACCACCCATGACTGATTGGCTAGATAATTGCCTGCAAGATTAGCCTGAGAATTGACTAGACTTGATATACTTGACCAAGTACCAGTCGCTTGACCATTGTCAACGGTAAAGGCATTAGTACCTAGCTTAGCCACCTTGAAAGTCAAGGTTATTGTATTTCTTTGACGTCCTCCTACTGTGAGAGGTGCTATCTTGGCATTTCTCGTAGCGGTCAAAGTGCTAGAGGTTGAGCCTGTTCTTGCTATGCTAAAGCTGAGTGCTGGAGCAAAATACTCAAGCACTGTGACAGATACCTCTCTAGCGTCTGACCATCTACCACGGCTATCAGATACACTAGCTCTGATTTTGATTGTGCCGTGATAGTTCATAATGCCAAGGCTCCCACCGTTTGAGTTAGTGGCTTGATTTTTGCCTACGATTTCAGCACGGTATCCTGTAATGGATGATCCGTAGGTACCTTTGGCGCCATTGAAAGCCACCTTGATGTTAGAGATAACCTGAATGAACGTGTCAGAGTTTGAAATAAGGTTTTGAGCTGCACCATTCACGTCTGATAGAGTGATACCTGAGAAAGTAGGTTTGACATTTACTGGCACGCTTGCCGTGAATGTTGTTGACTGCGTTCCTGTCTTTGTGTTCCCTGAGTAGGTATCTACAAAGATTGTCCCTGTCCCACTCGCTGAGTTTGGGATGTCATTAGCAAAATCAATAGGGATTGACCATGTAGCAGATGTGTCTACATTCGTTGCAATCGTCCCTGACTTCCCTGCCCATGAATAGCGTACTGTATGCTTGAAACTTGAGCTTTGACGGTTAATATTGATAGTAACTGAACTACCAATAACTCCAGGGCTCACGCTTACAGAGCTAGAGCGTGGTATAGTTGTCAGGCTGAGACTAGCTGACACTGTGATAGTCCCATGCAGGCCATTGTTAGGATTGAACGTACAAGAAATAGGGAGTTTTTTAGTCCCATCCGCATTGTGGCTGATTGTACTTGAACCACTAGCCAGCGTGTACTCCTCGCCTGATGTCTCCCACGTCGGATAGCTGTAATGCACATTACTGCCATCTAAATTGAGAGACAACGTACTGTCTCCTTGATGGTTATGAGTGTAATAGGCGCCTGTACGGCTAACTGTTACTCTCCAGTTTACCGTTGAGGTGTTAGCTGTGATACTCTGAGAGCCCTGATCTACATAGACATTGAGATACAAGCTCCCACTTGAATTACTAAATTTAGCCATTTTACTCCTTTCTAACCAACGTATCTGATGACATTCATATCAGGATTGATATGATACTGCTCTTCTCTAAATCTGCCTATTTGGATGGTCTTAGAGAAAATCCCGTTCTCAATGTGGATAACACCTTGAGAGATATACATAACCTCGACACCAGCGCTAAACATTGAAATTCGTCCGTTAGGGTTGAACATCATGCTAGAGCTACCATCATTCTTACCAATCACAAGCCCCTCATTTGAGGAACTCATATAGGTATCAATGAAATTCCAGCGGTCAGATAATTCTCCCAAATCTTTGGCAATGTTTGAAACACGCTGACTAGCTGAAATCAAATCTTTCTCAGCTTGCACCCTTGCGGTCTCGTTAGATTGGACAAAGTCCTTGTAAGCCTTTATCCAATTATCAAGTGTGTCAGCGCTAGCTTTAGCCTCAAGCTCAGCCTGGATAATTCCAGCTTTCTCATTTAGAGCGTTCAGTTGTTCCTGAGTTAGCCCTTGATCAGCTTTAGAATTAAGGCTATCCTCAATATCCTCAGGAGCTGGTATCCAATCAATAGGGACTGTCCCAGTATTGACTCTTAGATTTGAGATGATGACCGTTCCATCTGAACCTTTCTCAAAATTTAGATACAAGGCAATCTCTTCAATTAGATCGCTTGTCCTACCGTTTGAGTATGGTTTCCACAACCAAGGTTGAGAATACGTGCCAGATTTAATAGATGTAGTATCTATGTGTTGTATTCCTAAGGCTTTATCATCAGTGGTAAAATCCCACTGTTCTGGCGAACCGTTTCTATACTTAATTACACGATTAAGCCTAAAACCTTTGATGGTTTCAGAGGCCACATAATCAAACGTTAAATAAAGTGGTTGAACCGTTGGCCAATTCTGAGCTGATTGTGCTAGTGTATAGATTTTTCCTTGATTTCCTATAGTTGCTCTAGCAGTTCCTAGTGCAAAGTTACGAGCGCCAACCCTCACATTATCAAAGAGAGCTGTCCAGTTGTAGCTTGTAGGATCCTGACTGTCTGCCTCTGTAAAATCTGTGTACGTCCCAAAATAGCGCTTGTTGGCGCTTAATGACGTACTGAACCCATCACGCCCATCCTCTGAATTGGCCCAAGCTCTATGCAAGTACTGAGTCTTTCCTGCCGTTCCGTCAGATGTATTGATAAGCGTCAACTGCTCAGAGGCTACCTCTTTGTTATCAATCCATGCTGACACCGTCAAAACCATCTTTTGGTTGATGTCAGAGGCTCGGACAATGTAACTAGAACTTGTAGCTTTGATTACACCATTCACCACCCAACGCCAGCCGCTATTGATGACTTTATTACCTCGCATTAAGGTAGGGGTCACAATGGTCTGACCTTGACCGTTCTTAAAGGCTATACCGTTGTCAGTGGCTAGCTTGATTGTGTAAGGCTTAGCCTCTTCTATCATCCTGTCTAGCTGTTGCTGAATACCTTGAGAAAGTCTATTCTCAAGCGCTTTTGCGTTTGAAAAAGTGGTCTTATTATTCTTCGGATTGGTAAAGCTGATAGTTTGCTCAGATACCCTCATCTCAAGCAAAAGAGTAGGGTTAAATCCGTCATCATAGACCTTGACTGTATCCCCGATATCTAAATCTGCGAATCCCTCTGCCTCGTAAGTGACTGCAGGATAGCAATTCTTCTTCAGTTCACGGTAAGCCATCGAACGGATGACCTCAGGATTTGAACTTTCTACCGTCATGTCTTTACGAGTCCACTGGTCACGATCGCCTGTTGAGTGAGTAAATGTAGATGGATACATCTGCATTGAGAGAGGGGCATACAAAGCAGCTCCCGACTGATAAAACTCACGCTCGCCCTTTGCGTTGTTAACTGACCAAGGACCAAGGCCTCTAATATCAACTACGTTGCCTTTATCATCCTTACCAGTAGGTACTACAGTGTTGTAGATCCTGGTCTTATCAATCGTGCGAGTTAAGGTTTTTAGATTTTTGCCGTAAACCAATACAGTCGGACTCAACTGACCTACACCTTGATGGTTATCATCATGCTCATGGTAGACATTGACGGTGAATGACTTGATAGAGCTATCAGCATTCAACCTTGTGTCGAATTCGATCTCAGCACCGAACTTCTTGGCCAGACTTAGTAGCCTATTCAGTTTAGTATCTGTGCCCTCCCACTCAGCAGAAATCTTCTTATCTGATACTTCATTAATACCGATTTTCAAGAATGTATAGTTGAGCAGGTCCATCTCCTCGCAAAACTCCTTGAAGCTCATAGCCTTAGGAGATTTATAAGGAATTGAGTACTCATTGATAAGTTCAAGGTTTAAGTTGATACCGTAACATTTTATGACCTTCTCGTTTTCCTCAACTTTTCGAATTGTGTGTAAGTAAGTCTTGCCTTTGTAATGGAAGGACACAAACGCCTTCTCGTTTAGAGCGTTATAGGCTCTTTTTTGCCCGATGTCTGAGATAATAGCCTTTTTAAAGACCGTAAAATCAAAGACGCTGGAGCCTGTTTCGAGGTACCGTGTCCAGGTATCATTGAAATAGTTCAACGTTCCTTGCTTGTTATTGTCAATGAATGCCACTTTCCTCAAATTCGAGTCGTGAATTGTTAATAACATTACAAATACCTCTCTTCAAACTCTACTTTGATAGTAGGCTTGGTCTTAATCCAACTTGAGCAATAGACTTCCAATCGGCTATTGCCTGGAGGGATAGCCAACCAATGAGAACCGTCAACGACATCTACTGTCCTCTCAATTCCATCAAGTGTTACTGAATCCGTCTCGCTATTGACAATGAGATTAGAGCCGATAGGGTACCGATTAGGTACATCTCCAATAGAAGGCACAAAGTCCTTACGAAACATCAACTCATCAACGTACATATGCGACACCATAGGTTTATCGTGATAAGCTCCTAAGGTCACATGGATTTTAGCTGATTTTCTATCCTTGATTTCAGGAATGACAAAGCTATAATACGAGCCATTATAGTAGACTTGAACCCTTTCTGCGTTTCGCTTGAGCTCAAACTGACCTCTTGATGGGACAAACGGATTTTTGTTTTTATCGTCAGAACCAGTAAAAGTGAAACATTTCAAAAAGTTATACTTCCCTTTGCCGTCTGAACCAAAAACGTTGAACTCGCATTCTTGCCCTTTAGAGCGTTTGAACGTCTCGACACCGTACAGAAATTGACCGCTAGTGTCTGATACAGTTATCTTAATAAAACCGTACTGATCAGCACCGCCTGATTGAAATACCTGTTTACAAAACAGATAATCATTGAGCGAGCCTACACCTCCAGCGCTATCTGTTGGAATGTCCCAGGAAAGACCTGTAGCATAGTTCCCGTACTTGCCAGGTGTGGCTTGGTCTCGCAGTTTTATGTGTTTCTTATTCCAAAGAGTAGTCAGCTCAGATACTCCTGTCACAGTTTCCCCGTTATCGTTCGTGATTGCTCTGTTTTTGACCGCCTGCATAGACTCCTCTACGTCGCTGATGATGAGCTCTAGGCTCTCTTTCATCTGAAGCGCGACGGCTGTGTCGATACAGTCGCTTGAAGTCATGCCATAGTGTACGAACCTGCTCTCATCGCCAAGACTCTCGCTGACGCTTGTTAAAAATTCGATGACGTCGTGCTTTGTCGTCTTTTCTATCTCGTCGATGCGAGCCACTTCAAATTTAGCGTTTTTGCAAATCTTCTCGCAGTCACTGTCGCTTATGAAGCCAAGCTTATTCCAAGCTTTAACAGCAGCTTTTTCTACCTTGGGAAGAATGCTTGACTTTGCACTTCTTTCCTTCTTGGCAAAGAGTTGTTTCGCAGACTTTGCTTCTGTCTTTTCCTCTACGGGAGCTTCTTCCTTTGCAAGGGCTAATTCTTCCTTAACTTCGCTAACTTCATTCTTTACTACCGGAGCGGAGAGACCATTCATTTCCCTCTGATAGGGCTCTGTTCTTAACTGGAACTTCTCTAACAATTCGTTCAAGCGGTCTGCCTGTCCGGAAAGCTCTTGAGATGCTGCTGCGGACTCTTCCGCTGTTGCAGTATTGCTCTGTACTACGGAAGAAATCTGGTCAAGACCTGTAGTAAGCTGCTTAATTCCTTCAGCCTCTTCCTCGGATGCGGAAGAAATGGAGGTGATAATACCGTTAATCTTCTCGGTTTTTTGAGATACCACAGAAAGAGACTCTGCAGTTTCTTCTGTAATTCTTGCTCCCTTATTCACTGCCTCAATAGTTTCTGGTTTTCCCTGCTGGATGGCAGCTGTAAGGATAGGAGTAAATGAAAGGTAATAGCTGGTTATATCAGGGTATTGTCCACGGATTAGCTCGTCAATCGTGAGACCGTAGGCAGCTGCGGCAAAGAAAGAGCGCATTATATTAGATATATCGTA